GTTAATATAAAATAAAAAAAAAGGGGAGCCATAAAGACTCCCCACACAGGCAACAACAAGGCATCTAGAGTATTTACTCTGGGTGCCTTTTTTTTTGATCTGCTTGATATAAAAAGCTATAATGTTTGTATAATTTTTTTAACATCATCTTCTAATTTTTTTCCTAAAGAGTTAGCGTGGTTAATTATTGCGGCACAAAGATTAGCTTGATATGGAAAACCTCTTAATGCTTCTCTAATCTTACCAACAGGTTTACCTCCATAGTCAATTACTATAGAGTTTTTATCATTTAATCCAATCTTTAATTCAAACAATAAACCTGTATAAGGATCTGTATTATTTTTTGTTGCCATCCTTTCCTCCATCTGACTCTACAAGTTTAAGTGTAGTCATTATATGCATAAGAGCATATACTTCAGCATATGGTCTACTCATTAGGTACTTCATTATATCTTGTAATGATTTTGAATCAATTACATATTGTTTTGGTTTTGGTTCCATTTTTACCTCCTATTAAAATGGTATATCATCCTCATTAGGATAATGTTTATCTATCATTTTTAACTTATCTTCTGCATCTGCTATAGTTTCTAATTGTTTATCTATCTCATCTACAAACTGTGGGTGTTCACCTATACCTACAGATTTATTTATATACACTTCTATAGTAACTTTAGCAACACTTATATCTGCTTCATATTTTTTTTTTAATGCTTCCATAAATGCATCTTTCATTAGTGTGCTCCTTTAAATTGGTAGTATTTATTTTCTACTAATTCCTCATCATCAAGATAAGGATTAGATTTTGCTGCTTCAGATTCTCGTGCATCTCTAATAGTTTGATTCAAAGTTCTACCTTGTTTCAAACACCCTACAACAAAATCCTCTACTTCTATTATTGCTTGTTTAACTTGCCCCATTGCTGACCTCCTTTATTAATCTGTTTAAATACCAATTAGCTTTTTGTAAATCTTCTAATGGCTCTCCTTTAAATTTATATCTAGAAACATATTTTAAAACATTACCTTTTAGATATCCATGATATTCATCACTAGTCATACAATCTCTGATAACTTCTATAGTTTCTTTTTTACCATATTTATAATGTGATGGAGAATTTACATTATCAAATCTTACCTCATTTTCATATGACATATCATCTCCATATTCTTTAATACTCTTATATTCTCTTTTATCTTTTGCCATATCTTCTCCTAATTGTATTATACTCTATCATTTCTAAATCATACTCTCCTTTACTTACATTACGTTTAACTACAAGTCCACTCCACCACATTTGCTGTGTAGCTTTAGCATAATTTTCTTTGTGATGCAAGTAACATCCTGCAGATAATCCCATTAATTTTCTACCAGAAGGTAGGGCACACATAGCATAATCAAAAGTATGTATATGACCTACAGTAGAAGATACTTTGTTTTTTAAAAGAAGGGAACGAGCAACATTGTCACCGCTAATAGGCTTACCCATGACACCAGTAGGATAGTTGTGGCAATAATATATACCATCAACATTGACAGGCTGTTGGTATGGATAAACTTCCCAACCATATTTTTCAAATTTAAAATCGTCTGTACTAATTGTGCCTTCAAGTTCTGGTATGTCATCTACTGTTCTGTCTATCCTATCTTCGTGATTACCAAGTAACATAATTTTTCTTGGTCGTCTTCCATCAAGACCTTTGTTAAATTTTTCTAATGCATCATGGGAATGATCTATATCTTTTTTATATCTTCTACCTTCAAATTGTTTCTTACCTTTATCATAACTAGATAGAGAATCCATACTTGCAAAATCTCCCATACATACTACAACATTAGGTTTTAGATCTCGTGCAAGTTTACCTGCCCATAAGAATCTATCATTGCTTGCTTTGGGTGTGCAATGAGGGTCACCCATAACTAAATGTGTTGCCATTAGTTTAACTCCTTATCTCTTTTTTGTTTTAAGAACTCAAGAAAATCAATAACATTTGAGTCATCATCAAACTCTGCTACAGAACTAATACTGAGATCTTTGTTTTTCTTTTTGTCATCAGCAAAGCCACGAAGACCCCATAAAAAAGTTGAATGGGGGTCAGTAGTTGCCATCTTTATCATGCCTCTAGCTATCGTAGAGCATAATTCATATTCTTCGGTAGTCATTCTAGATTTACTATCCATAATAATACCACAAGTAAAACCTTTTTGCCAAGGTGTTACTATAACCTTAACTGAATTTATAAAATTTAATTTTTCTTTATTTGTCATACCAATATTTATCCATGTTATCTTTGTTATATTCTAATACTTTATATTCAAATCCTCTCTTCATACTTTTTCTACCAAATTCATTTGCATCTATTTCTTTATCAAATATTGTATTAGTAAATAATTTATAATCTTTTTCTTTTTTACTTTTAAATATTATAAAATATAAATGCATATTATATATATTTAAAGAGTCAATGGTGAATAGACCCCTCAAACTATCCACCATCAAACTCTTTAGTTTCCTCCTTTGGATTTGTAACAGAAGTATACCAAACCCATTTAGGATTCTTACCTTTAGATTGCTGTTGTGGTAACAACTGCAATTTATCTCTTCCCCAACAAGGAAGTTTGTATGGGCAGTATGAACATACAAAGCCCAAAACTCTATTACCAGTAGGTTTAGTTCTAAAAGTTTCTGCTACATCATCATAACATTTTTTAAATGGCTTATTTTCTTTTAGAGCTTTAAAATTATCTTTAGCAGATTTTAATGCTTTCTGTTTATATTCTTCTGCAGATGCTGGAGTTTCACATACAGTCCATTCACCTGTAGATTTATTAATAACTATCCAACCACCAAAGTTTTTAGATTGACTTTCTCCATATAAAAATCCCTGTGACGCATAACCAAATGAATCTTCTCTAACAACTTCACTAAATCCTCCTGCTTCTCCAAATTTTTTTTCAAAGGAATATGGTGACGCACTTTTAATATCCCATATTTTTTCATCAATTTCCACATCTTGTCTACCCTCAATTTCATTATTATCAAATTTATATTTAACTTTTTTTTGCTCATTACTAATTTTAATACCAGATGATTTCATTACAAATATAGATAACGCTTCTATTAAATCACCAAATGTATTTCTCATTTTAACATTGTATGGTTGTCCTTCTCCCTTAATACCTTTAGCTTCCATTTGTAATTGGCACAATGGTCTACCTATATTAGACATTCTTGGCTCAAATTTATTTCTCCTAACTTCTTCAAATTGTTTTAGCAAGGCGTTTTTACACGCCTCACCAAATTCCTCAACTAATTTGCTATCTACCTTAACAGGATTTTTTGAAACATCATCAAGATATTGTTGAACCTTTAATAGTATAGTGTTCATTAAGATGCTAGTATTTCTTCTGGAGAATTATTACTTACATCTTCTACAATTTTAGCATCTATACTATCCCTATTAGTATGGGATTTATTTTTAGCTTTATTGTAGGATTCAATGACTTGAACATTTTCAGCATCAATAGATTCTTGAAATACTTTTAATGTTTCCATATCTGTATCAGTTAGTTTCAAGTTCTCATCTGCGTTTACTCCTATTTCTGGCACATAATAAACATTACCACCTTTTTTCTGCCTCTTAGTATCTAAAGAGAATGTACAGTTAAACATTAACTTTCTTCTTTTCTTTAGTTGATCAAGAGCAGAACTAACTGGAGTAAAAGCTGTACCAGTTACTCTGTATAAAGTAGGTAAATTTTCTACATTATGAGCATGTCCTTGTGCTGTCTTACCATTAGAAAAAGATAATAAACCATATACAAGTTTATAACATCTTATTGTTCTTTGTTGCTCTAACTGTTCTGGTGTTAGAGAAGATCTATCTTTAAATGGAATCTTTCCACATTTAGTTCCACCAAGTATATCCACAGCTTCTTCCTTCCAGCTTTTGAATATAATAGATCTGTTTATATACTCACCTTTCTCAGCATCATAGTGCATATATTGCATTGCACTAATGAATGGTCTAAAGGTTACAGGTTTACTGTAAACGTTTTGACCTACACTAGAATCATAAGTATAGAAGTGACCTACTGGTAATTGATTACCATCGTCATCTTCTGGTGTTCTGTTGATAGCTAATCTAGGTATATTAGTTCCTAAACTAGACCCATCATCTTGTCCTATAGCTTGCATTATTTGCTCATCAGACATCTTATTTATATTTACTAAGTTATTATCAGACATTTGTCCTCCTTTTAAAAATATTGTATAACATATTTTGATTTAAAAATCAAGTGAAAAATAACATTAAAATCAAATATGCCATAAATAATGTGATACATGTTGTCGCACCACAACAAACATATAACCATATATCCTTTAACATATTCTAG